ATTCGCATTCGCAAGGTATCTGTTATTTTGCAATTGAGAGTCATTCGCATTTAGCCCGAGGGGGGTACAGACAAAATGCGGCCATGCCCTAGCAGCATAAATATAAGGAACTCTGGGAAAATTATCTAAAATAACAGGGCCAAAATAAAAAAGATATCTATAACTGTTGCATAAATACCACAAGGCGGTACTAATTAGTTACTTTATAGTATTTTTATAATATATTTTATATATCTCTATTGTAGAACTCTACAGTATAGTGTATAATATTACTATGGAGAATTTAAATAGTAACTATATAGAAACATTCGTTAACCTTCAAGGATTGTTATCCCAACAGGTTAACACTCAATGTAACGATGACTTCCTATCTTTTGTTAGGTTGATGGCACCTACCATTGTATCCGACTTTAGAATGGGTCGCCACATTGAAGTTATATCAGAGAAACTACAAAAAGTAGAAAACGGAGAAATAAAAAGACTGATGGTGTTTCTACCACCTCGGTCTTCTAAGTCTGTTGTATGTTCTAAACTGTTTCCTGCATGGTACATAGGTAAAAATCCTGAACATGAGCTACTAACAATATCTCATAGTGATCAGCTTGCCAGTGACTTTGGTAGGTCAGTAAGAGATATTGTTAACACTGAAGAGTTCTCAAAGGTATTCAGAGGGGTGGCTCTACGTAGCGATGTCAGGGCAGCAGGTAAGTGGAAAACAAACCAAAATGGAACCTACTATGCCGCTGGTGTCCGATCTCAGATTGCTGGTCGAGGCGCACATGTGGCAATCCTAGACGATGCAATGTCGGAAGAGGATGCGATCTCTAGCGCAGGTAGGCGCTTCATCAAGGAATGGTATCCCGCAGGTCTACGCACACGTATCATGCCTGACGGAGCCATCGTAATAATCAACACCCGATATCACTATGACGATCTCTGTGGCTGGCTTCTCAAGCAACAGGAGAACATGCCTGACTACGAAACAATACCGTGGGATGTTGTAAAAATACCTGCATGGGTTGACGAGGATGCCTCAGAGCTTCTTGATCTACCCATAGGCACTAGCTACTTTCCTGAGTGGAAACCAGATCATGTGCTAAAGGTAGATGAGAACGAGATTAAGGCCAGCAATGGTAGCAGGTACTGGAATGCCCTGTACATGCAAGACCCCACACCGGAAGAGGGCGGTATCATAAAGAAACGCTGGATCAAGGATTGGGAATACGGTGATCCACCCACATGTGATTTTGTTGTACAAACATTTGATACTGCATTCTCCACATCGAACACCGCTGACTACAGCGTGATACAGACATGGGGTATCTTCTACATGTACAATCAGAACGACCAAGGCTACGAAGACTTTGCCCCTCACCTGATACTGCTAGGTAATATCAAGGGCCGCTTTGAATATCCAGAACTGAGGCGGCTGGCGCAGAAACTGTATAACCAACATAAACCTGATGTATGTATGGTGGAGAAGAAGGCATCCGGCCAATCTCTAATACAGGACATGCGTAGGGGTGGCCTACCTGTAATGGAATACCTGCCTGATCGTGATAAGGTATCCAGAGTTTATGCAGCAACACCTATCATGGAAGCGGGTAGGCTATGGATACCCAAGGGTAAGAAATGGGCAGATGACCTCATAGAAGAACTTATACGGTTTCCCAATGCAGCACACGATGACCAAGTAGATGCCCTCACTATGGCTGTTCACTATATGAAGGACTCATGGCATCTAACACACCCTGATGATCCAGAGTATGATGACGAACCCAGAGAAAGAACAGCCACTTACTGGAATGTATGATTTGGGAAAACAGAAAAAGTATGCTATAATAATAGGATGAATGATCTTGAGAAAGTAATATATACTTTAGGTTTATCTGAACTACATAAGAACTGGACGACAATAGATATTATAAATCGTATATTGCCGCCACTAAAACTTAAACAATATATTTTTATTTCGAACGAAAAGGTTCCACTATTCTACGCTTCATGGGCATTTATGAATCAAGAAGCATCAGATGCAAGAGAGTTTTCAAAAAGAAAGATTATAGGTAAAGATTGGAATAGCGGACACATACCTTGGATTATGGATGTTATCTGCCCTATGGGCGGAACATCAGAGGGAATTAGAGAGCTAAAGAAAGTTCCTAAACATTTAGGTGTTAAAGGAAAAATAAAATTCTTTAGAACTAAAAAGGGGAAGAAAGAGTTACATCATGTTACATGGCTATAAAAAATCTAGATATAATATTTATGATAACTTAGAGTTTCTAGGTCTGAACCCCTACGAGCAAAAACATTTTTGTTTTGGTGAAGATGGCGGTGAAGGTAATGGCGAGGGAGGTGCGGCTGTAGACCCTAATGATCCAACCTCCTTATCTACTGACACTCCCGGTTTAAGTGCTAAAGAAGCAGCAGCAGCCGCTGCCCAAGCAGATGCTGCAATGAGTGCGGCAGGACTAAATGCGGTGGATAATCCAGAAGCAGCACAAGCAGCTTTAGATGCAGCGGCAGCAAATGTAGCTGAATATGATCTAGGTGATTATAGTGATGCAGTGTCACCAAGTAGAGCTTCGTCTGCGGAACTAGATGCTTTAGAAGCAGCAGGTCTTATAGGTTATACTGGTAAAGTAAATTTAGGATATGTAGATGCTGTTGATAGAGAAAACAGAGCTTCTGATTTAGCTCTTGCTAGAAGTATAGCAGATAAATATGGTCTTGATCCTAGTCAAATACAGCCGGGATTTATGCAAGACCCTGCATATGGTCCCCAGACCATGAGCTATAGAGGACCGGGAGCGTTAGGAGCAGCCGCTACTGAGGTAGGTAAGGCTGCTGCGGAACTTGGTGTTACTCTAGCAGAGATGTATCCTAGTCCTGCAAAAATGGCACTTACTATTGCACAAAAGGAATTTGGTTTGGATGTTCCAAGTTTAGGATTAAAAGAAGGAATAAGTGATTACTTTGATCAATTAGCAGCATCTCAAAGAGAAACAAATAGGGCAGCTAGAGGTGAAACTGATCCAGATACTGCTGGTATAATAGATGACTTTGAAGAAGAGACAGCACAACAAGGAGCGTTTTCTACTTTAGATGATGCTGGTATAATAGATGACTTTGAAGAAGAGGTATCACAAGGAGGATTGTTTTCTGCTCCAGAGGCACCCGCAAGTTTTGGTGATGTTGATTTAGATGGTAATGAATTTATTCCTCTATCTCCAGCTATACCTTCTACACCTAGTGTGGCTCCCCAACCAGCAGCAGAAGTTGTTAGACCGCCTGTAACCAGAACGGCAGCAACAGATACCTTCAGTATTCTTGCAGATATATATGGCCCTGAAGTAGCAGCACAACTTCTACCAAATAGGATAGTATAATGGCAACAGAACGCAATCCTTTTGATCGTATACCGGAACAAGAAAATAATGTTGTTCCTTTAATGAGTGAAGATGAAGAACTTGCCGCAACTTTTGAAGTTGATGATGATGGTGGAGTTACTGTAGATTTTTCTGAAAACATTGAAATGGCAGCTTCTAAAGATATTGCTGAATGGTATGGCAATATGGCAGAGGACATGGACGAAGATGATCTGGTAGATATTGCCAACAATGTAATAGAAAACTTTGAGGCTGATAAAGATTCTCGTTCAGAGTGGGAGTCCATGTTTGAGCGTGGCTTTGATTTACTAGGACTAAAGCTTGAACAGGGATCAGAACCCTTCGATGGCGCTTGCACTGCCGTGCATCCTCTACTGATTGAGTCGGCAGTTAAGTTTCAGTCTAAAGCATCTGGCGAGTTGTTTCCTGCCAATGGACCTGTAAAAGCTCGTATACTTGGTAAGTCTACACCAGAAAAAGAACTACAGGCTAATCGTGTACAGAACTTTATGAACTATCAGGTAACGGAACAGATGCCTGAATACTTTGATGAGTTTGAAAGGATGCTGTTCCATCTACCGCTAATCGGTTCTGCATTCAAGAAGCTGTACTATGATGCCACTGTAAAACGCCCTAAGTCAGAGTTTATTCCTATTGATCAGTTTTATGTGTCTTACTATGCAACTGATCTTTCCAATGCAGACCGCTATACGCATGTAATCTATCGTAGTCCTATAGAACTACAAAGAGATATGAGGGCTGGTGTATATGGAGATGTTGAACTTAGTAATCCATCTTCTTATCCTAGTACAGCATTTAGCGAGAAGATGGATACGATTATTGGTTTGTCTCCTATGTCAGATCATGATCCACAGTATGTTCTTCTGGAACAGCACTGCTATCTTAATATTGAAGATGAAGATGAAGATGAAGCCTGTCCCTATATCGTGACTGTTGAACAGCAGTCCAGACAGGTACTAAGTATTCGTAGAAACTATAAGCAAGATGACCCGAACAAAGAAAAAGTAAATCATTTTGTGCATTATAGATTTGTTCCCGGCTTTGGTTTTTATGGATTGGGTCTTATTCACTTCCTTGGCAATCTAACAATGAGTGCAACGGCGGCTATGCGTTCCCTCATAGATGCTGGACAGTTTGCCAATTTGCCGGGAGGATTTAAGGCCAAGGGAGTCAGGATGGTTGGCGACAATGATCCTATTGCTCCCGGCGAGTTCAAGGAGGTTGAGGCAACTGGCGTAGATTTATCAAAGGCTATTATTCCCCTTCCCTACAAGGAGCCTTCCTCTACTCTATTCCAGATGCTGAATTTCGTAGCTACTGCTGGGCAGAAGTTTGCGGACAGCACGGAGCAAGTTATCTCTGATGCTGCCTCCTATGGACCCGTTGGCACCACTATGGCTCTGCTAGAAGCAAGCAGCAAGTTCTTTACAGCAATTCATAAACGAGTGCATAAATCTCAGAAAGATGAGTTTCGTATTCTTGCTCGTATTGACTATGACTATCTTCCTGATGAGTATCCGTATGATGTTCCTTATGAAGATCGTAGCATTTTCAAATCAGACTTTGATGGTCGCATAGATATTATTCCAGTATCTGATCCTAACATTCCTAGCAACGCACACCGTATGATGATGGCAAATATGGCGCTGCAAATGGCGCAGCAATCACCACCGGGTATGTTTAATCTGGAAGCCCTAAATAGAACAATTCTTAATGCTTCTAATATGCCTAATGCGGATGAGATACTTCCGCCTAAGATTGAGCCTAAACCAATGGACCCGGTATCTGATATTATGGCAGCGACGAAAGGCGTACCGATTGCAGCCTTTCCCGGTCAGAACCATGATGCACACATACAGGTAAAGATGGCCTATTTGCAAGACCCTATAAACGGTGCTAACCCAATTATGGAACGTGTTGCTCCAATTATTCAGGCTAACATTCAAGAACATTCTGTAATGAAGTATCAGGAACAGATGAGTGGTATTGCTGAACAAATGATGCAACAGGCTCCAGAACAAATGAATAATCCTGCTGCTGCCGAAATGGCTATGGCACAGGCAGCGCAGCAAGTGCTTAATGCCAATCAGGCTATAGGTATGGCTCAATCTCCTGAACAACAGCTTGTCGCTCTGGAACAGGCCAAGGTTGAGCTAGAGAAGCAAAAGCTTCAGGCTGATACTGCCTCTAATGCAGCAGAGCTTGAACTAAAGAATAAGAAACTTGAATTAGAAGAAAACGAACAGATTATTGGTATGATGAAAGCTACAGCGGCTGATAATCTAAAACGTGATAATGCTGATGCCAATCGTTCCAGTAAAGAAAAACTGAAACAGATGGAGCTTATGACCAAAGCAATGATTGAAGAGTTTAAATTAAATAAAGAAGACGAACGACAAGCTATACAAAATGTAAAAGAAATGCTTGATAAAGAAATGCAAACAAAAACAGATATGGACGCACAGGCTCTTAATGCTCTTGTGCAGATGGCTGTTCAACAACAACAGGAGATGATCAATGATGAAGAAAGGTAAAGGATATCCTTTTCATGTAAAGGATACTCAGAAAGGTTATGGCGATGCCTATGCTCAAGATATCACGGGTGGTCGTGCCATTCGCAGTGAGCTAAACCAATGGGAAGATGACTCTTGGAAAACGCCGGAACCAATTAAACCTTCTCGCAAAAGCACCATCTACAACTAAGTATGGACATTTGGGACGAAGTAATAACTGAGTTTAACAACGAGATTAATAATCTGAGAGTAACATTAGGTAATGGGTCTGCCGCAGACTATCCGCATTACCGTCAGATTGTTGGTTCTATCTCCAGTCTTGAGTGGGCTAGAGATAATTTAACACAAATAATTAAAAAACGGATATACATGGAGGACGAAGACTAACAATGCAACAAGTAGGTTTAGGTGGCGCACTAAAAAATGATATGTGGATAACTGAGGATGACGCCCCCGATCCCAGCCCACTACCCACTCTACCGGGATTTCACGTTTTAGTGCGCCCCGTTTCAGTAAAGAGTGTTACAAAAGGCGGTATTCTTATACCGGATTCAACTAAAGATGATATGTCCTATCTCACCACTGTCGCACAGGTTCTAGCGTTAGGAGACTTGGCATATATGGATAAAGATAAGTTCCCCGGTGGAGCATGGTGTAATGTAGGTGACTATGTATGCTATGGTAAACATGCAGGAACTAAACTATTTTACAAGGGTGTGCGTCTAATACTCTTGTTTGATGATCAGATTATTATGAAAGTAGAAGAACCTAAAGACCTTGATCCAACTTTTAATTTAGGAAAAGGCTCTAGTTGATTTGGGAAATTAGCACTTTTGTGATATAATAATATAAACGTAATCGTTTGTGTCGTTAACAACGGAGAGTAAAATGAGTAACGAAAATGATGGATGGGAAACTGTTGAAGTTTCTGAAGATAAAAAAGAAGTTGATTTTGAAATAGAAGAAGAAGAAGAACAGCAACCAGTACAGGCACAAGAAGAAGTTGTAGAAGAACAGCCTGAACAAAAGGTTGAGACTGAACAGCCGAAAGAACTAGAAGGCATTGAAACTAAAGGCGCTGAAAAAAGAATTAGGCAACTGATTCGTCAACGCAAAGAACGTGAAGAACAAATTCAAGAGCTTATAAAACAAAATGAAGAGCTTAAAACAAACTTAAAAGTTAAAAATAATGAGGTTGATAGTATTGCAACCCGCAGTCTAGATGCTAATGAAAAACAACTAACACAAAATATTGAACTTGCTCGACAGGCTTATATGGAAGCTTTTGAAGAGGGAGATAAAGAAAAAGTTCTTAACGCTCAAGAAATTTTAAATAATGCTCAAGCAGATTTAAAAACTGTACAAACTTATAAAAATAATCTTGCTCAAAAACTTAAACAAAAAGAAGATCAGGTAGAGGTTACACCGCAGTCTGCTCAAGTGCAGCAACCAGCTTATGATCCAAAAGCAAATGAGTGGGCTGAAAGAAATCAGTGGTTTGGGCAGGATACTGTTAAAACAGCAGCGGCTCTTGCGCTAGATGCAGAATTAAAAGAACAAGGATATAATCCAAATGATGAAGAATTTTATGAAGAAATTGACCGACGCCTTGAAGTGGCCTTTAGTCAAGCTTCAGACCGTGTGCAGGAAACTGAGGGACAAAGTAACTCAGGCACGTCACAACCTGCTCAAGTGGTATCGGGGGCTTCACGCTCGTCTCCGTCCGCAGGAAAAAAAGTCAAGCTCTCGAAAGAAGACGTAAGACTTGCTAATAAATGGGGTATCCCACTTGAACAGTATGCCGCTGAGAAGCTGAAGGTAACTTCGGCTGATGGCGAATATACTAACATAAACATGTAAGCGTGGAGGAAAAAATGACACGAAATGAATCACGTACTGAGAGTATGAGAGAACAGAATACTAGAGAAGAAGAATGGACCTTTGAAGAGCCGAATGCTCTAGACATTCCAGAAACTGTGCAAGCACGTTTTGAGAATGAGGGTATGGCGCTACGTTGGATACGAGTCTCCCTTCAAGGTAAAGATGACATCACGAATGTTGGCAAAAAAATGCAAGCAGGGTGGGTGTTTGTAACTCCAGATGAAGTTCCTGAAATGGCTCTTACATCCTTCGTGAGGGATGAAGGCAGGTATGAAGGCTCTGTGTGTCGAGGAGATGTAGCCTTGGTTAAAATGCCAGCCGGAAAAGTTGCGGCTCGTAGGAAATATTATGAAGGTAAATCTAATGATCAGATGGAAGCAGTCAACTCTCAGTTGATGAAAAACTCTGATTCACGGTTTCCTATTTCCAATACAAGTCGCTCTGTTACAACAAAGGGAAGGCAACCGTCTTTTCAGGACTAGCCTCCCATAACTAAGGAGATGAAACATGTCTACTACTAAAGCATTTCGTGGTTTCATTCCTGCTCGTAAAAAAGGTGGCGGCTACAATAACGAAGCCGTGACCGACATGATTACTCTGACCTCAACGGGTCAGGCCCAATCACCTACGAATGCGATCTTTACCGGTGATCCGGTGGTCCTTCCCGGTGCGAACTTTGCAACGATTTCACCGTATATCGCTGCAACGCTCAAGCCGTCTGGTGTCTTTATGGGTTGTCAGTATGTTGAAAATGGAGAGCAGAAGTTTTCCCGCTTTTGGCCGGGAGACATTAGTGCCACGGACATTAAATTCTTTGTAATCACTGATCCCGATCAGACGTATTACATTCAGGCTTCTCTGTCGCTTTCGGCGGCTGAGTTGGCTATTGTCAAAAACTACAACGTAACCGTTAGCTCCACTGCCTCTTCAGGCAGCACGACCACTGGTCAGTCAAGCTACTATCTAGATGGTGCATCTGGTGTAGAATCGTCTGCTGCTGTTCGTGTGATTGGTAAAGCTCAGTTCCCTGATGAAAAGGACTCTGATGCATTCCCAATTGTGGAAGTATGGCTCAACCATCACCGTGACCGTTTTGTAACGGCTACGGCGTCAACGGCTTAATAGGGAGGATTTATCATGGCTATTAATAGAGCTAGTATTGCTAAAGAACTCCTTCCCGGTCTTAACGCCGTTTTTGGGATGGAGTATGGAGAGGTTAATAATGAACATGAGCCTCTTTACGAGATTGAAAACTCTGATCGTGCCTTTGAAGAAGAAGTTCTCTTCACGGGTTTCGGCACCGCTCCTACTAAAGGAGAGGGTGCATCGGTTTCTTATGATGACGCACAGGAAAGCTACACGGCCCGTTATACGGCGGAAACTGTTGCGCTTGCCTTCGCTGTCACCGAAGAAGCGATGGAAGACAATCTTTATGATACGTTCGCTAAACTTCGTGCAAGGGGTCTTGCCCGTGCAATGGCGAACACGAAGCAGGTGAAGGCTGCTAACATCTACAACAATGGTTTCACTGATACCATTGGTGATGGTGCTGCATTCTTCTCAGCTTCTCACCCGACGATTTCTGATGGTCTTCAGTCCAACCTTCTTGGTGCGGCTGACCTATCGGAAGCAACTCTTGAAACTGCGCTGACTGCCATTCAGAAGATTAAAGATGATCGTGGTATTCTGATTGGTGCAAGTGCTGTTTCTCTACATATCCCAGTTGATTACTGGGCGGTAGCGGATCGTGTTCTTTCTAGCCCCGGTAACACTCAGACGAGTGCTGCACAGGCTAATCCGAACACGAACGCCATCAATGCAACCCGTCACATGGGGATGGTTCCTGAAGGTTACTACATTAACCGTCGCTTTACTGATACGGATGCATGGTTTGTTAAAACGGACGTACCAAACGGCACAAAAATGTTTGTGCGGTCGCCGCTTCAGACCAAGATGGAGCCGGACTTCGATACTGGCAATCTCCGATTCAAAGCACGGGAGCGTTACAGCTTCGGTGTGTCAGATTGGCGTAGCTGGGTTGGTAGTGCTGGTTAATCAGCAAATGAAGGAGGGTGGCTTCGGCCACTCTCTCTTCTTTCTCAAGGAGAGATAAATGGCTACAAATATTAAAGTTGCAATAGCTACTGGCGATGCTGTTCTTAAATATGTAGAAGACGATACGACTGTAGGAAGCAATGGAACTGCCGATAGCAACATTCCTAGCACTACTCGTATTATGGCTATTCATGCTGTAGCATCTGCGGCTGGTTCTTTTTCTATTAAAGGTCAGCGGCAGATTACAAATAAGACTGCTGAAGGCACGGCTATTAAGTTTCAGGTAGCAGCTAACGAAGCATCTGATATCTATATTGGTGACATGGGTGTTGCTATATTTGGTGTGGTCAGTGTTTCTGGTCCTACGGATGGTTCAGTTCTAACTGCTATGCTTGGCTAGTCATGCCTGACTTTAACTATTTAAAGACAGACCTGATTAACACAACGGAGAACGACTCTACGGAGTTTTCTACACAGGTATCTGCTTTTGTAAAGAAAACAGAGTTTCGATTGGTAAAAGACTTAGATGATGTAGGTCTAAGCGAATATACCAATATATCGGTATCGGCTGGAAATGCTGGTGCCGTTTCTTTGAATGATCGTACTCTTATTGTTCGTAATGTTAACTTTGTAGTTAGCAGCGGTACAAGCACGACTAATCTTCTTCAAAGAACAAATGAATATGTAAGTGACTATTGGCCTGTTAGTGCTTCCACTGGAACGCCTCGGTATTATAGTCGAAGGACCAATTCTTCTATTCGTATTGTGCCTACACCTGTATCGGTAATTACAGTAGAAGTTGAATCACAGTCACAGCCGCTTGCCCTTGCTTCTGCTACGGGAACTAGCGTAACAACAACAAACTATTTTAGTGAATACTGTTATGATGCTCTCTTTGCTGGATGCATGATGGAGGCAACTATATTTATGAAAGATTGGAATACTCTTCCTATCTTCCAACAACAGTATCAGATAGCAATAGATCAACTTAGAAATCAAGCACGACGTACCAGATCGGATGACATGGCAGTTGCTGGTTCTCCTGCTGGTGGACCTAACACAGTTATACAAGGAGCAAGTTAATGTCAAAAGTAAAAAATCCGTCTACCTCAGATGTTAAACAAAGACATAAACGTAAAGGAGGAGGTTCAAAACCTCATTCTTCCAGAGGTCGTATTGGAACAGCAACTATTAAAAAGAATGTAGATGCAGCAGCACGACGAGCTAACCAACGCTCAGAAAAGGCTAATAGGAATGATAATATTATTACTGAATTAGGTGGTTATTTGACCGGCAGCGGTCTCGCTAGTGGAGCTAGTCGTGCCGCAAACAAAATTCCTCGTCCTAAGAAAAAACCTGCATCTTCTAAAGTGCCAACTATAAGCGGACCAAAAGCAAAACCAGCCCGACGCCCTACTATGCAAGAACAACGTGATGCGGGTGCAAGTGTGATAGTTGATTACGAACAGCTTAATAAAATGTCTGAAGGCGGATTAATTGGTGGTCAGAAAAAATTAGATGCTAATAAAGATGGTAAGATTAGTGGTGCTGATTTTGAAATACTAGGTGCTAATAGAAAAAAATATGGTGGCAAGATAACCTACAAAATGACTGGTGGTCAGGTTGTAGATTCTAGCTATGATTAATCGGTCTAGCGTTAGACAACAAGTTACTAAAGCTTCTAGAAAACGTAAGTCTAAAACTAGCAAACGATTAAAAAAACGAAATGTAAAAAGGAGAAAATAAATGCCGGGACCGCATACACTAATTAAACGTCCTCATAATCTTGATGAGATCGTAGGTCGTCCTACTGGACAGGGCTATGGCGCTGCACGTAAAGGACCACAAGTTAAGGGACCGCCACAGGATGTTGTAGTTGATGAAGACTACGAACAAGGCAAAGCTTTTAAAGTAGAAGACTAATCATGTCTCGTACTTATGGAAAACTAAAACAAGAGGCGCTTTTAGGTCGATTACCTTATGGTAAAAAAGTTAAGGCAATTAAAAAAGACTTAATGAAGTCTAAAAAAATTCCAAAACCTAAAACACCTGATGATGATTTTGCTTCTTTAAAAGGAGCGCCTTCAATAAAAAAATCTAAACCTGTTATTAATCCATTTGTGCGAGGTGTTGGGCAAGCTAAAAAAGGTTTTGGAAAAGCTATATATTCTAGTAAATTAATTTAATGGTTACTAAAGAGTTTCTTGAAAGGTATAATAAGTCTGTAGAAAAAGGATACGATGACTATAGTCTTATTGACTTTTCAGGAACTAGACCAGATAAGAATGACTACGAAGACTTTCAAGAGTATATCAACGATCTATGTAAATATATAAGAAACAAATTTAGGTACACATATGGCAGTAAAGCGAAAAAGAAAGCCTAGTAATATGAAAGGCATTACTATTGGTCGGGGCATGAAGCGTCCCACCAAGGCTGGTGCTGGCATGACTAAGAAGGGTGTAGCTAAATATCGCAAGCAGAACCCCGGTTCTAAACTAAAGACTGCCGTAACAGAAAGTAAACCAAGGACTAAAGCAAGGGCCGCAAGACGTAAATCATATTGTGCAAGATCGGCGGGACAAATGAAAAAGTTTCCAAAGGCTGCACGTAACCCTAACAGTCGGCTCCGACAAGCTCGTAGACGATGGAGATGCTAACAAATAAATGTCCTATTTAATTTCTAATATCCCACACTTTAAGTGTTGGGTGCGTAAAGAGTTTACTAGTAACCATGAAGAATATGAAGGAGAATATTTACATGCATTAGCATTTGCAGTAAATGCTATACCAGATAGATCGTTAAGTTTTCAGGTAGTATTTACTGGATGTGATGAAGAAGAGAATATACATGGTGGTGCAATGTGGGCTAGAATGCCTATAGCCGCTTTGGTTGCAGACACAGAGTTAGATGAGTGGCCGGAACTAATGCCAACACACTTTGCTCAACCGTGGGACTGTTCTTCCAGAAATCATGCTGTAGTTGTTCTTGATAGAGTATCTTCAAGTCCTTGGATATGTAAAATAAATGGAGAGTTCTACACAGGTCGTTATATGTTTACCATAGATTATACTGATAGCTATATTTCAGATGATCCTGCACAGCATAAACAATCACATGTATTAGAACTTATAGATGCAGATGAATTTACAGGTAACATTGTGGCGTTACCTAATAATAGAGTTAGAGTAACTAACCCTGCTTTGTGGGTTACAGGTGAGGGTGCGCCAGACTTTGCACCAAGTCAATATATACACTCAGCAGAAATAGATAATACTTATATGAACCCTAATATTACTTTTAACAACTTATATGCAGAGGAGATTGAAGATGAAGAGGACGAAGAGTAGGTCTAAAGGCGGTGTTGTTCGACGCCAACGTGGTGGCGGCATGAAGATGACCAAGTACAAGTCTAAAGGTGGTACTGTGCGTCGTCAACGTGGTGGTGGAATGAAAATGACTAAGTACAAGTCTAAAGGTGGTACTGTGCGTCGTCAGCGTGGCGGTGGTATGAAGATGACCAAATATCGCTCTCGTGGTGGCCGTGCAAGGTAATGCGTAAAAAACGTGATCCTAAAGTTGGTACAGGAAAAAAACCTAAAGGTTCTGGACGCAGACTTTATACTGATGAAAATCCAAAAGATACAGTTGGTATAAAGTTTGCTACTCCAGCAGATGCTAGGGCTACAGTAGCAAAGGTTAAACGTATAAATAAACCTTATGCCCGTAAGATACAGATACTAACTGTAGGAGAACAACGTGCCAAAGTTATGGGTAAAACTCAAGTAGCTTCTATATTTAAAAAAGGTAAAGAGGCTCTAAGAAAAACAAGAGGTACAAATGTCAAAATCAAAAAGTAAATCACCTACACCAAAGAATAAACCGTTATATGCAAGAGTAAAGGCAGAGGCTAAACGTAAGTTTAAAGTATATCCTAGCGCCTATGCCAATGCTTGGCTAGTTAAGACATACAAGAAGCGTGGTGGTACTTACGCATGAGCTTGAAAGAATGGTTTGGAAAAGGCCCAAAAGGAGATTGGGTGGACATTGGTGCGCCTAAAATTAAGGGCAAGTTCCAAGCCTGTGGACGTGCGTCTACAAAGTCAAGCAAAAGAAAATATCCAAAGTGTGTGCCACGGGCCACAGCTAATAAAATGACTGCTTCACAAAGAAAAAGCGCAGTGGCAAGAAAGCGATCAAAAGCTCAAGGTGTTGGTGGCAAACCTACTAACGTCAAAACATTTGCTAAAAAGAAAACAACTAGAAAAAGGGCTAAAGCATAATGGCAGTTTCAGGTACATATGACTTTAACCTTGATATAGACGAGGTTATACAAGAAGCTACGGAGATGATTGGGGGCGAAGATACTCTTGGTCATGAACCTGCTTCTGCACGTCGCTCTATCAACCTTATGCTTAAAGATTGGCAGAACAGAGGTGTGCTTCTTTGGAGTACTTCTGTTTCTAATGTAACTGTATCTGCAAGTGTAGCTAACTATTCTCTATCTTCTTCTACTGTAGATGCTCTAGAAGTTGTTATAAATAGAGATGATACAGATTTACAGCTTGAACGTATAACTCCTGAAGAGTATCTTCTTATACCTAATAAGACACAGAAGGGTCGTCCTAATCAATACTCTATTCGTAGAGGTCGTGATAACCCAGTGCTGTCTCTATGGCCCCTACCCGATAACTCTACAGACATTTTGAAGATAGAGCTTGTATCTGAACTTCAAGACGTGAACAAATCTGCTATACAAAATGCAGACTTGCCTAAAAGATTTTTGCCTTGCTTGACCTGCGGTCTTGCCTATTACATGGCAATGAAGCGTCCTCTTGTTCCTGAAAATAGGATCATGATGTTGAAGGCAAACTATGAAGAACTTCTTATGAGAGCTATGGAGGAAGATCGTGAAAGGGCTTCTATGTATCTTCGTCCTAGACTAAGGTATATATAGTGGCTAGTAATAAAAATGCTCTAGCTATGTGTGACATATGTGGGTTTGTATATCCACATAGAGTAATGCAAATGAATAGCTATGGGATGCTGGTATGCCCAGAAGACTTTGAAGGACAGTTCGATCTGAAGAACCACCCTCAGAATAAAGTACCTGATGTAAGAGATAATCCAGCTATTCTTAATCCTCGTCCAGATTTGGGCGGAAGAAACCTTGAATGGAGTCAAGCTTCTACTGCTTGGGGATCAACAGATAAACATTGGAATCTAGTATGACAGACTTAACGACACAACTAATATCAAATACATATAAGAAGATAATACTTGTTAGTTCCTCTGCAACTAACACTGGTGTTAATACTTCTCTTAAAGCTGTACAAACTGGTGATGGAGAAAACACTGCATTGAAGCTGGCAACGAATGCAGTGCAGATTACTGGTGCGCTGGGAGTAACTGGTAACGTATCTTTAGATTCAAATCTTCATGTAGATGATGCTGTATGCGCCAGTGCTTTCTATGGAGATGGTTCTAATCTATCAGGTGTAACAGCTACAATTGGTGGTAACATATCTGTTAGTAATGCTACAGTAGGTGGTAACTTACATGTTGCTGGAACTGCTACAGTAGCTGGTGCTACGCATCTGCAAAGCACAGTATCAGTTGGTGGGGCTGCACACTTTGGCTCTACAGCAACGGTAGCAGGGGCAGCACAGCTTCAAAGCACAGTAACGGCTGTAGGTGCTGCTACATTTAAGTCTACAGTTACAGTAGAGAATGCAGCTATACTTAAAAACAATGTGTCAGTTGGTGGCACGTTTGCAGCGGCTGGTGCAGGAACATTTACTTCTAAGACAGATTTTAAAAATGATGTATCAGTCAGTGGTCGCCTAGATGTAGCAACGTCTGTTTGTGTAGGAGGCATTGCAAAGTTTAGAGACAATGTATCTGTAAGTGGAAACATAAATGTAGTTGGTAATGTAACTGCTGCTGAGTTTCATGGTGATGGTTCTAATCTTACAAACGTAGAAGCTGAACTTGGTATTACTACAAATATCTCTGTATCAGGATTTATACATGCTGGTGGTAGCGTATCTGTTAGTGGACCCTTCAATGTTGTGGGTGCAGCTACATTCCAGAGTGGTGTATCTGTAAGTGGTAATGCTAATATCAATGGAACACTAACTGTGGCGGCTGCTACATCTCTGGCATCTACACTTACAGTTGGTAGCATTGCAACATTTAAAGATGATGTAAGTGTAAGCGGTGATACAAGACTAGGTGGTACAGTTACTGTAGGTGGTGCAGTAAGTCTTGCTTCTAGCCTAAGTGTGGGTGGTGCAGCAAACTTCCTGAGTACTGTAACAATAACTGGTAACAATGTTCAGGCAGCTAATGCAAGAGTATGTGCAAGTGCCTACTATGGAGATGGCTCAAACCTTACTGGTATTAGTACATCAATAGAAGGTAACATATCTGTAAATAATGTTTTAGTTGGTGGGACACTTACAGTAGTTGGTGCCGCACAGCTTGGGTCTACGGTAACTGCTGTTGGTGCAGCTACTTTTAAAGATGCTGTATCAGTATCAGGTGGACTTACAGTTGGTGGTGCAGTAGCTGTATCAGGTGGCTCTATTGATCTACGAACAAGTGCTTCTGATCCTGCATATATTAGATTTTACTGTGAGTCTGGTAATGCTCACTATGCTCAACTAAGATCACCACCTCACTCTTCTTTTAGTGGCAATCTAACTATTACACTACCAGTTAGCACAGCAACAATAGTTGGTACATCTACTACTGATACTCTTACTAATAAAACTTTTGGTGATGCAGTTAAGTTTGAGTCTACAGTAACTGTCAGTGGTGCAGTTAGCATTGGCGGTGCAGTAAGCATTGGTGGTGCTACAAATTTAGCAAGCACGGTTACTGTGGTGGGTGCTGGTACATTTAAAGATGATGTATCCGTATCAGGCAATGTAAACATAGGTGGCACAGTAACTATAGGTGGTGCTGTATCATTAGCATCTACATTGTCAGTAGGAGGTGCAGCACACTTTGGTTCAACAGTAACGGTGGCTGGTGCAGCAATCTTTGAAGATGCAGTGTCAGTATCTGGTGCAGTAAATATAGCTGGTAACACTTCTATTGGTGGTACACTAATAACAACAGGTAAGGCAGAGTTTGAGGATGATGTATCTGTCTCTGGTAATACTGTGCTTGGAGGCACTGTAAGAGTTGTAGGGGCAACATCATTAGAAGGTGCGGTTGATCTTAATAGCACTCTTACTGTAGCTGGGGCAGTCAGCTTAAACTCTACACTTAGTGTTGGTGGTGCAACCAATCTTCTTAGTACAGTAACGGCTGCTGGTAATGCTGGCTTCTTAGGCACTGTGCGAGTATCTGGTAATACCTCACTAGAGGGGCAGCTACAACTAACTGAGTCAGCGGCTGCTGCTGTACATACTACAGCTATCAATGGTGTAACATCTGTATCTCTTAACTTTGGTATAGCACAGAACTTCTTTACCTCTGTTACTGCTGCACATACATTAGCAAGACCAACTAATGCAAGAGTAGGACAGGTTGGCAGCATTCTACTAATGCAGGATGGCGGCTCTGGTACACTATCTTATAATGCATGTTTTAACTTTATTGGTGGTACAGCGCCAACACTATCAACGGCTGATAATGCAGTGGATAGATTGGATTATATTGTTGTATCTGTTTCTTCTGATGACACTGCTGAAAATATTCAAGCAGTAATGACACAGGCTTATAGTTAGGATAAAAAGTAGTGGTATTTAGTAATAACTTATTAGCAGGTTCTTCAGGTCAATCTACAGGATATGAGATTGAGCAGTCAATCCGTTTTAATGATGATGATTCTGCTTATTTAACTCGTACTCCCGGAAGTGCAGGAAATCAAAGAACTTTTACTTTATCAACGTGGGTAAAGTTCAGCACCATTAAAGCGGATAACATTGTTTTTTCAAGTTGGATAGCTAGTGGGCCAAGTGCTTACGCATTAGTTTACATGGACGGTAATTTTCAGTTGCGTTTTGAAGATCAAAACAATACTAAAATTATTACTACTAGAGTTTTTAGAGATGTAGCAGCTTGGTATCATATAGTTATAAGAGTGGACACAACAGACGGCACTTCTGGTGATCGCTACCAGATGTATATAAATGGTGAGCGGCAAACAAGTTTCAGCACCGAAAGCCAACCCGCCCAAAACTATCAAACTAACATAAACAAAGCGCAGCCTCATTACCTTGGCCGTAACGGTTATAGTTTGGCAATGCTCTATAGTGATTTGTACCAAGCTGAGACACATTTTCTTGATGGCACAGCATATGATGCTAGTTATTTTGGTAAAACTAATAGTGCTACAGGACAATGGATTCCGAAGAAATATACGGGAGGTAATTACGGCACCAACGGCTTTTACATCACAGGTGAAACAGCCAGTGATCTGGGTGAGGACTTCTCAGGCAACAACAATGATTTTACCAGCAGTGGCCTAACCAGTGCCGACAAACGAAATGACTCACCTACTCTAAATAAGGCAACTTTAAATCCTTTAAACACTGGCAGTAATTTAACTTTGTCCGACGGAAATCTTACCGTTAATGGAAGCGGAACGTCGGGGTTTTGGCATAGATCAAATGCTACACAAGAATTGACTTACAAAACTTATTGGGAAGTGCAGGTCACTAGCTATTATGCGTTTGCTTTTGGTCTTAATCCAAATGGCGTTAACCCTACATCTGGAGTTAATAACGCTGCGGGAAATACTGGTGTCGCTCTTCAACGCAATGAGGTTTTCATTCAAGGTAGTTACGCTAATGAAAGCAGCGGCGCTAGAACATTTCCAATTAGTAACGGTGACTATATTATGCTGGCTTATGATCCAGATCGCAATGCGTTTTGGGCGGGTGTAGAAGGCACATGGATGGACGGCACCGGGTCTAGTGCTTCTAGCTCTACTATTCTTTCAGAAATAGAAGGAAGCGGCACCAGCTATGCAATTTTTACAGGTATTGGGGTTGAACCTATTCCGTTTATAGCAATGTATGCATCAAATAGTGGTACAGTCCGTTTTAGTTCTGAAGATTGGGAAGGGACAGCACCAACTGGCTATGAGCAATTAGCTCCGTCTGCACTACCAGACCCAACCATTGCCGATCCGTCAAACCACTTTGACACTAAATTGTGGACAGGAAATGATACTGATGGTCGTGCAATAACTGGTTACAATTTTCAACCAGATTGGGTCTGGATAAAATCTCGTAGCGGAGCTTATTCTCATAACATCACGGATGCAGTACGTGGTGCGGGTGTTTATATACAATCAAATGGTACTGATGCACAGGTAAGTGGACCGGGTGCGTTTGGTTCTACACTTGCCTTTACAAGCGATGGTTATACGCTGGATAACGGAACATCAGATAATCTATACGTTAATGCTGGTGGTGAGACATATGTTGGGTGGGCATGGAAAGCTAATGGTTCTGGCAGCAGCAACTCTGATGGTAGTATTACATCCACAGTTTCTGCCGATGCGACTAGCGGATTTTCAATTATAAGATGGACAGGAACAGCCGCCAACGGAACTATTGGACATGGCCTTGGCGTCCAACCTTCACTTTACATACTGAAAAATACTGCCACGACAAATAGCTGGATTGTAGGATCAACTCTGTATGCAGCCACCGCTTATCTTTCAATAAATAACTCTGATGCGCTTGCTACAGGTGATGCCGCTGTGTTTAACAGCACACATCCAACCAGCAGCGTGATAAATTTAGGAAGTAACGTAGGAACAAATGGGTCATCTGGCGCAAATAACATGATTGCCTACTGTTTCGCAGAAGTAGAAGGTTTCAGTAAATTTACATTATACGAAGGTAACGCTAGTACTGATGGACCATTTATAAATTGTGGATTTCGTCCGTCATTCGTTCTGATTAAAAATATAGATGCAGCCGAAGACTGGTGGATTCAAGACGCCGCAAGAGAACCATTTAACGGCGGCAACATGGCTAGAATTTCGCCAAACAGCAACGCCGCTGAATCTGAC